CTACTAACACCACAGAACTATCCGTTAGATTCGGGCGTAAAGCAAAACAACTTTTAGATAGTCCTGAGTATCAATCTGTTTTTAAAACTAGACTTAAAGAAGATTCACAAGCTGCAGGTAAGTGGGAGACACAACAAGGCGGTGAGTATTACGCAGCGGGTGTTGGGTCAGCAATCACAGGTCGTGGCGCAGATCTACTTATTATCGATGACCCACACACAGAACAAGATGCCATGAACAGAGATGCTATGGAGAGAACCTTTGAATGGTATACGTCAGGTCCTCGTCAACGTCTCCAGCCAGGCGGTGCAATTATTCTTGTCATGACAAGATGGAATACAAAAGACTTGACCGGTTGTCTGTTAGGCGCGCAGCGAGAGGCTAAAGCTGACCAATGGGAGATCATAGAGTTTCCGGCAATCATGCCATCAGGTCAACCACTATGGCCAGAGTATTGGAAGTTAGAAGAATTAGAAGCAGTCAAAGCATCTACGGGTATACAGAAATGGAATGCTCAGTACATGCAGAATCCAACATCAGAAGAGGGAGCGATTATTAAACGAGAGTGGTGGGTGCCTTGGGAAGAAGATTGGATACCTGCTTTGAAGCACGTCATACAATCTTATGATACAGCCTTTGGCAAGAAACAGACGGCTGACTATTCTGCTATTACAACATGGGGCGTGTTTTATTTAAATGATGATAGCCCTGCTAGTTTGATATTATTAGATGCTAAGAAAGGCAGATACGACTTTCCAGAACTAAAACAAGTCGCTATGGAACAATTTAAGTATTGGGATCCTGATACAGTTATTGTTGAGGCCAAAGCATCAGGTCAACCTTTAACAGATGAGTTAAGGAAGATGGGTATACCTGTCGTCAATTTTACCCCAAGCAAAGGAAACGATAAGCATACCAGGGTTAATTCTGTTGCACCTTTGTTTGAATCTGGTATGATATACGCTCCTGACCAGGAATTTGCTGAGGAGGTGATTGAAGAGTGTGCAGCTTTTCCCTTTGGCGATCATGATGACCTTGTGGATTCGACCACACAAGCGATCATGAGATTCAGGCAAGGTGGCTTTGTCTTACATCCAGATGATGAAAAGGACGAGGTTATAAACAAAGTTAAAAGGAATTACTACTGATGCTAGAACTACTTATTAAATTATTTGGAAGAGAATACGTCAACAAAATGATTGGCACAGGAACTAATATATCTAAACCTATTAAGTTTGATAGAAACAGTCCTTTTAAATTATATTCAGACTCAGCTTTCAAAGACTCTGAGGTTCTAAGATTTATAGAAAAAAAGATAGCAGAGTATGGTCCATTTGCACTTACAAATAAAAATGCGTCAGAAGTAAAAAACTTTGAAATGAATGCAAGAAGACTTCTTAATGCTAAAGAGGCAAAAAAAGAAAGCACAGTTAAAAAAGCAGTTGAGTCTATGTTTGGACCACTAGGAAAAAAAGATAAACCTGAAGCAGAGATTGTAGATATTAGAACACAAGAAAAAGTTAAACCAGAAGGGATCGAAACTTTGAAAAAAACACTTGGTTTACCCAAAGGTGTTGAGCCAGGAAGTTTAGCAGACAAAGCTATTAAAGATTCTGCTAAATATAAAATGGATTCACAAGGTGTAAAATCTTTATTAGATGAAAATTATGTGCCACCAAAGACAACTACATTAGAACAAGATGAGATAGTTGAAGTTTTAGACATGGGTGCAAAAAGATACAGCGCTATGCAAGAAGGAAAACGAAGAGCTGTTATAAGACAGATATTATTAAGAGATAAAAGAATTAATTTACCAAAAGATGTTGAAAAAAGTTTAGAAAACTATGATGACTTAAAAGGTGGTGGTGATCAAAACATGGATCCGTTAAAAATTTTTGACAAATATTATGAGAGAGACGATGAAGTGTTAGGTAATTTAGATGGGATTATAGACACAGCTAAAAATGAATTTGAAGCAGCAGATGATTTTTTATCTATGAAAGATAATTTTAAAGTTAAGAAACCTGTTGTCAGAGAATCTTTAGACGATGAAGCAGTTGAGATATCAGAAACATCAGAACTACCTGATCCAGAAGATTTAGCTAATGGTGGTCGACCAGGTTTTAAAAACGGTACAATCATGAGTCCACAGATGGCAGACTACATAAACAACTATTCTGATCAAATGACATTTGAAGATTATCTACAGATGACAGTTAAAAGAAAAAATAAAGCAGGCGGTGGTCTAAATTATTTGATGGGGATGTAATGAAGATAGCCGATTATAATCAAATGATGGCTTATCTAACTAGACCCGAGCCCTTACCTTTACCAAAACCAGAAGAACTTTTAAAGATTCAAGAACAAAATAGAATAGACAGACTAAGAAAAACTATGGAAGAGATTGGCCCTGGTTTGATGGATGAGTCTGTAGATTTTATTGAAAGAGAAGAATTTAACAGAGGCTCTGATTATTTTACATCTAGAGTTACCGATCCTGAAAGATTAAAATTTCTAAATGAAGCAGCAAAGAAATTTGGTTACGATAGTTGGGCAGATGTTCCAAAGACAAAACCTGTGCCTGGTAAACGTGCTTACGGCGATAGAGAGAAGATTGCACAAGAGGCAACAAGAAGACAAAAAGGTGTTGTTGAGGGAAAAGGAAAAGTAAAACCATCAGAGGCAACAAAAGCAAAAATTAAAAAAAGTCACTGGGCTAATAAATCAGAAGCAGAAGTAGATAAAATTTTAGGTTCACCAAAGCAAAGAGCATATTGGGCGAAAAAAACTCAGAACCAATTAGATATTTTAAAAATGGTTCAATCAGGTAAATATAAAACATCAGAAGATATTAGAAAAGCTGTTGGTTTTACAGAGGACGTATTTAAAAAAGAAGTTAAGAATTTATTTAAAAATGTTTACACTCATATAGGTGATTTAAATAAACCTAAAAAAATGCAATCAAGATTCGGTGTTAATTTTTTACCTAGAGATCTTGGTAAAATGTATAAGCTTAGATCCCAGCTAGGACAGATTGAAGGATTTGAATCAGTAGATCAAAGAAATATTTATCAACAAATAGAGGAAGCTTATGGTCAAAAAGGTACAAACCCAAATAGAAAAGCTTATGCAGAGTCAATAAAAAAAGCATCTGACTTCTCTAGAATTAAAAATGCTATTTCAGCAAAGTATCCAAATATTAAATTAGAGCTAGACCATCCGTTAGATTACAAAACTATAAAAGGTTTAGGTAAAGAAGGAGAAAAATTTTTATTTGTAACTCCCGTAGAAAAATCAATCAACAGAGGATTTAAGGCAACACTAGGTGATGCATATGCTAAAGCCGTAAAAGCAAAAGATATGGATAAAATTCTTAAAATAGAAAAGTTAGCTGATGATATCGGTGTTACCGTTGGAAAAGTTAGAGGGACTAAAGTTATGGATTATGGGACAGGTCCTTTAAGAACTACAAATCTTGGAAATGAAATTATTACTAATTTAAGACAACAAAACGTAATAGTAGATAATATAAAAAAATTAGAAAAATCAGGTGAATTAAAAGTTAGACTAACAGATATAGGAATGCCTAGAGCAGGAGAGTCAGGTTATTCAACTAAAAAAGTTAGTGAAGCACAAATAAAAAACATAAATAAAATAATAGCATCTATTGCCTGCCCAGGCAAAGCCATGGGCGGACGTATTGGTTTTGAAGATGGAACAAGCTGTTTTGAAAAAGGTAAAAAGATGATCAACACAGGTAACATTCCAGAGGGCGCTGCAAAAAGAAACTTTATTAACTTTGCAAATAAAGCCATGGAGATAGGTAAACAAAGTGGTAGAGGACTTAGAACAATTACGAAGTTTGGTGTTTTACCTGAAATGGTTATTATTGGAGCAGACACTCTTATTAGAACTGGTATGGGTGACACACTTAATGAAGCTTTTCTAAGAGCTTCTGATATTTACAGAACAGATGACGCTTACGAGCAAGCAGATGCATCTGAGATAAATAGAAGAATGAATAGTAATGATGGAGAATTAATTTTAAATCTTAGAAAATTTAATAGAGAAAAACAAAAATTAGATAGTATAGAACAAGCAAAAGCAGCTGATCTAGCTTTGGCAGGAGATGAGTTTGGTAACTATAATATTGGTATGACTGAAGAAGAGATAGAAAAATTATATGCACCACGACTACAAGAACAAAAAAATAATGTATTTAATGCTAGTATCTCTGATGCAGAAGAACGTGCAGGATTAGCAAAAGAAACAGAGTTTGCAGATAAAAAAGGAGTTGCTTATAAAAAATCTCCAATCGGTGCTTATCTTGATTACATAGCAGAAAAACCTGCTATAAAACCAATAACAGATTTTTTTGCTACAGATGTTGTAAGAGAGCCAGATGTTGGAATACAAGCACTATCTAATGTGTTTAGAAACCAAGGAGTTCCTGAACAAAACATACGTGCTTTTGAAAAAGGAGCCGAAGAAAATCCAGACACAGCACGTCAACTACTTGACTATTTTAAATCATTAGATGCTAAACCATTACCTGAAGGCATGGTAAGAACAGACAGAAGTGTAGCTGATGAAGAAAGAAAAATATTATTTGAATTAGCTAAAACTGATACTGCATTAGCAGAAAGACTTGGGGGAGCAAACATGACGTTTTTTGGCGACCCGATTGATTCAACAGATTTACAAGATGAAATGAATTTAGATAGAGGTATCTATGCTCTTGGAGGCAGAATAGGTTTTGCTGATGGACCAAAAAATCCAGGCCGAAGAACATTTATGAAAATTGTAGCAGGTTTAGCATCAATACCTGTATTAGGTAAATTTTTAAAACCCGCGGGACCTGCGATTCAAAAACTTGTAAACACATCTACAAAGATGCCAGAGTGGTTCCCTGATTTTATAAATAAAATTTCATTTAGTGGATTTGGTAAAAAGATAGACGCAGATCTAACATTATTTGAAACAAAAGAGCTACCAGGTATTCAAGTCTTTAGACATGATGATGGTAGAGTTTTTGTAGAGGGCTCAAACCAATATGGAAAAGGTTACAAAATTGAATATGAACCACCGGGATATGAAGTTATAGATGATACAACAGGTAAATCTGTTAAGAAACCAGGCGAGTTTATCGCTGAAGAAGAAGTGCCTGTTAACGTAGATCCCGATGGTAACGCTGATTTTGATGTAGACGTTCTTGAAGATTTAGATCAAATATTAGGTCCAGACACAAGAGCCATGGAAGAATTTGCAACAGGCAAAAAAATCAAAGATATGAAAAAAGGTGAGTTTGCAGTTGGCAAAGCTGAAGCTGATGCAGACAGAGCCATAGAAGAGGCAGCAGAGTTATCAGATGAAATTGACTAAAACTATACCCCCTAAATCAGGCCCTCAGTCTGAGGGGTTGCTTATTAATTATAATACTGTTAAACCTGTGAAACTGGAGAAAATAAATGGCAGACGTAGACAAGTCTCTTCCAAACGTAGAGCAAGAGATAAAAGTACCATCACCTGAAGAAATAGAGGTTGCTCAACAAGAAGAGCAAGAAAAAATTTCTGAACGAGGACAACCTGTAGAGATTACAGAAAATGAAGATGGATCTGTAGATTTAAATTATGATCCGTCAATAGGATCTGTTGAAGGTGGACAAAACCACTACGATAATTTAGCAGAACATTTACCTGATGATGTATTAGGAAGATTAGGAACATCATTATATCAAAACTATCAAGACTATAAAAATTCTAGAAAAGATTGGGAGAGAGGTTACAGAGAAGGTTTAGATTTACTAGGTTTTAAATACGATAACAGAACAGAACCTTTTCAAGGTGCATCAGGTGCAACGCATCCTGTATTAGCAGAAGCAGTCACACAGTTTCAAGCATTAGCTTACAAAGAATTATTACCAGCAAACGGCCCAGTTAGAACACAAATTTTAGGTGTACCAACACCAGAAAAAGAACAACAATCTCAAAGAGTAAAAGATTTCATGAACTATCAGATCATGGAAAAGATGAAAGACTATGAACCAGATTTTGATTCATTATTATTTCATTTACCACTAGCAGGCTCTGCTTTTAAAAAAGTCTATTACGACGAAGCGACATCAATGGCTTGCTCTAAATTTGTTCCCGCAGATGATTTGATTGTGCCGTATACAGCTACCTCATTAGATGATGCGGAGTCAATCATTCATCGGGTTCAAATATCTGAAAACGAATTAAGAAAACAACAAGTCGCTGGTTTCTACAGAGATGTAGATTTAAAACCAGGACCTGTAAACGAAACAGAAGTTGAAAAAAAAGAAAGAGAGCTTGAAGGCGCAAGCAAAGGTAGAGACGAAGATGTATTTAATTTATTAGAGTGCCATGTTAATTTAGACCTTGAAGGATTTGAAGACATGGGTGAAGATGGTGAGCCAACAGGAATTAAACTTCCATATGTTGTAACTATCGAAGAAAATTCTAGAGAAGTTTTATCAATCAAAAGAAATTACGAAATAGGTGATCCACTAAGAAACAAAGTAGATTACTTTGTACATTTTAAATTTTTACCAGGACTTGGTTTTTATGGTTTTGGTTTAATACATATGATTGGTGGACTATCAAGAACAGCTACGGCTGCATTAAGACAATTACTAGACGCAGGAACTTTATCAAACTTACCAGCAGGATTTAAACAAAGAGGAATCAGAATTAGAGATGATGCACAGTCTATACAACCAGGTGAATTTAGAGACGTAGATGCACCAGGTGGTAACATCAGAGATTCATTCATGATGCTTCCTTTCAAGGAACCATCACAAACCTTATTAGCACTTATGGGCGTCGTAGTACAAGCAGGTCAAAGATTCGCTTCAATAGCAGATCTGCAAGTAGGTGAGGGTAATCAACAAGCGGCAGTGGGTACGACAGTAGCCTTGTTGGAAAGAGGAAGCAGAACAATGTCTGCAATTCACAAAAGAATTTATGCAGCTTTAAAACAAGAGTTTAAATTATTAGCAAGAGTTTTTAAATTATATCTACCGCAAGAATATCCCTACGATGTTGTTGGTGGTCAAAGAATGATCAAGCAAATGGACTTTGACGATAGAGTAGATATATTGCCAGTTGCAGATCCCAACATATTTTCTCAGACACAGCGTATTTCCCTCGCACAGTCGGAGCTGCAGCTGGCAACATCCAACCCACAAATACACAATTTGTATGAAGCGTATAGAAATATGTATGAAGCGTTAGGTGTAAAAGATATAGATAAACTTTTAAAACCAAAAGCTATTCCCACACCGAAGGACCCAGCGTTAGAACATATTGATGCTCTCGCTGGGAAACCATTCCAAGCTTTCCCTGGTCAAGACCACAGAGCACACATAACTTCGCATTTAAATTTTATGGCAACTAATATGGCTAGAAATAATCCACTGATTATGGCTGCGTTAGAGAAAAATTGTTTTGAACATATTTCTTTGATGGCACAAGAACAAGTTGAGGTAGAGTTTAGACAAGAGATGCAACAAATTATGGCGATGAGACAAAATCCTCAAGCAGTGCAGAATCCACAAATGCAAATGCAATTAAAAATGATGGCAGAAAAGATTGAGGCAAGAAAAGCTCAACTAATTGCTGACATGATGGAAGAATTTATGAAGGAAGAGAAGAAAATTACATCTCAATTTGACAACGATCCTATTGCTAAACTAAGAGCAAGAGAATTAGACCTTCAAGCACAAGAAAATGCTAGAAAAAAACAAGAAGGAGAAGAGAGATTGAACCTTGATAAGATGAGAGCGATGATGAATCAAGAAA